AGAAAGGACATATAAATGATTAATCCAAGTGACTACGATGTAGCTAATGGTGAAACTAAGCGTATGAATTGTCCTGTCTGTAAGGGTATCAAGACGTTTAGTATAACTAACAATATGGGTACACTCTTGTGGAATTGTTACAAGGTATCCTGTACTGTTGGTGGCAGTACCCGTGTTCACTTGTCTGTAGAAGACATCAAGGCTGGGTTCACACGTAACAGTACAAGCAGTGAGGATGCCTTTATTCTGCCACAATATGTACTGCCTCGTAGAGACATGCTGTATATGAACAGGTGGTGTGACAGATGGCAGTTAGATCAGGATGAACTTGGCCTTCTGTATGATGTCAAAGAGGATCGTGTTGTATTCCCTGTCATGCATGAGGGCAGGATGGTAGATGCCACAGGCAGAACACTGTCTAAGCGAATACCTAAATGGAAAAGATATGGAAATAGTGACTTGCCATACACGCATGGCTGTGGTAAAGTGGCTGTAGTTGTTGAGGACTGTGTGAGTGCAGCCGTTGTTGGTTACGGCTCCTTTGTCGGGGTTGCACTTCTTGGAACATCGCTCCAAGATTCGCATAGAAGGTATCTTGCACAGTTCTCAACAGCCATCATAGCGTTAGACCCCGATGCGCTTCCTAAGACTTTACAGATGGCAAAAGAATTACGTGGACATGTGAAAGATGTTCGTGTACTAAAATTAGAAGACGACCTAAAGTATCGCAACCCGACAGATATGGAGAAGCTAAATGGAATTATCACTAATTAGAAGCCTTATGGACAGAGAGTTCTATGACGAACATCGTGGCTCACGTTGCCCTGATCGTCTGTTCAGTAAGGATGTACGAAAGATCAAGCAGACTATCGACACAGCAATGGATCGCTATGAGCGTACCGTTACACCTGATGAGATAGAGGCATTGTTCATGGCGAACAATCCAACAATGACAACAGCACAGAAGCAAGCCTTTGCATCCCTGTTCTCTAGCATCAAGCGTGAGCAGCCGATGGGTGGGGATGTAGCACAGGAAGTATTGTCAAAGCTGTTTCAACAGGTGATTGGTGAAGACATTGCCAATCTGGGTTTTGACTACGTGAATGGCGACAAGTCTAGCCTTGAGCCTCTGCGTCAGATGCTGGAACAGTATGGTGATGACTTTACACCTAACTTGAAGATTGAATGGGATGACATCGAACTTGAAACACTGCTGGATCGTAATGACCTTGAGGCACGTTGGACATTCAATATCTCCAGCCTCACACGTAAGGTCGAGGGCGTAAACGCTGGTCACTTGATTGAGGTTGGCGCACGTCCGAACACAGGCAAGACATCGTTTCATGCCAGCCTGATTGCCAGCCCCGGTGGCTTTGCACATCAGGGTGCTAACTGTATTATCTTGTGTAACGAAGAAGGCTACCATCGTGTAGGCGCACGTTACCTGACAGCAGCTACAGGCATGACGATGCAGGAGATTAAGAACAACCCAAGTAAGGCCCGTGACCTATACGCGCCTGTCAAGGAACGTATCAAGATTAAGGATGCAACAGGACGTGACATGGCATGGGTAGAGAGCATATGCAAAGCATACAAGCCTGACATTGTTCTGTTGGACATGGGTGACAAGTTTGCTAAGACAGGCGGCTTTGCACGTCCTGATGAGGCACTAAAGGCTAACGCTATACATGCCCGTATGATTGCCAAGCAGCATGAGTGTGCCGTATTCTATATGTCTCAGCTATCAGCAGAGGCAGAAGGAAAGGTTATCCTTAACCAGTCTATGATGGAAGGCTCACGTACAGGTAAGGCTGCTGAAGCTGACTTGATGGTTCTGATTGCTAAGAACCCACCCATGCAAGGACAGGAGGATGAAAGCCCAGAGCGTCACATGAATATTGTCAAAAACAAATTGACAGGCTGGCATGGAGATGTTACTTGTATGCTTGACTATAGAACAGCGAGGTACACAGCATGAAATTAACACTAGACGTAGAGAATACAACGACAGAACGTAACGGTAAGTTACACCTTGATCCGTTTGAGCCAGAGAACTCATTGACTATGGTGGGTATGTTGACTGATCAAGACAATGAAACAATTGTGGTCTTTGATCACGAAGAAGCATCACCCCCTGATCAGGAGTCTTTTGACTTGGTGCAGAGCCACCTTGATCAGACAACAGTGCTTATCTGCCATAATGCAGCCTACGATCTTATGTGGCTGTGGGAGTCAGGCTTCAAGTACGATGGCCCTGTGTTTGACACGATGCTGGCTGAGTATGTATTGCAGCGTGGTATCAAGGAGCCACTGTCTCTTGAGGCATGTGCTGAACGATATGATCTTGACACCAAGAAGCAGGACACACTAAAGGAATACTTCAAGAAGGGTTACAGCACACGCACTATTCCTCTTGATGAGTTGACAGAGTATCAGTCTGCTGACATACATGCAACACAGCAACTGGCAAATAAACAGATGACACAACTACAGTCTAGCAGTTCTAGTCTGATGGACACAGTTACGTTGACCAATCAGGTGTGTGTTACACTGGCACGTATCTATCAGCGTGGCTTCAAGGTTGACTTGGATGTGCTTGAAGATGTGCGTCAAGAGTTTGAACAGGAGAAGCGTCAACTTATTGACGACTTGCAGGTTCATGTCCGTAAAGTAATGGGTGACACACCTATTAACTTGAACAGCCCAGAGCAATTGTCATGGGTTATCTATGGTCGTAAGGTTATTGATAAAAATGACTGGGCTGTGCATATTGATCCTTACATGGGTGATAGAGAGTTCCGGCAGCTTGTTGCTACACGAACACAACGCATGTACAGGACCAATGCTGTACAGTGTAAGGAATGCTCTGGCACTGGCTACATACGTAAGACAAAGAAGAATGGTGAGCCGTTTGCCAAGCCAAGCAAGTGTCCTGTATGCCATACAGAAGGGTACTTGTTTAATCCTACTGACACACAGGCTGGCTTTAAGTTTAAGCCACCTACAGCTAAGTGGGCATCTGCCAATGGCTTCTCCACTAGCAAGAATAACTTGCAACTGCTAGAGGCAGGTGCTAAGTCTAGGGGTATGGACGATGCAGCAGACTTCTTGTCAAAGGTTAGACGACTGAGTGCTGTGGATACATACTTGTCATCCTTTGTTGATGGCATCAAGAACTACACTAAGCAGGATGGTATGCTGCACGTAAGTCTGTTACAGCATCGCACATCGACAGGTAGACTGTCTGGTGCTAATCCTAATATGCAGAACATGCCACGTGGCGGCACGTTTCCTGTAAAGAAAGTATTTGTGTCACGATGGGAAGGTGGTAAGATACTTGAGGCTGACTTTGCACAGCTTGAGTTTCGTGCTGCTGCTTACTTATCACAGGATGGAGTTGCAATTGAAGAAGTATCTACTGGGTTTGATGTACACGCATACACCGCTAAAGTTATTACCGATGCTGGTCAGCCTACGAGCCGACAGGATGCGAAGGCGCATACATTCGCGCCGTTATATGGCGCATCAGGATATGGTCGCACAAAAGCAGAAGCAGCGTACTACGAACACTTCACTGACAAGTATCAAGGAGTGGCCAATTGGCATTCTACCTTGGCGACGGAAGCGTTGAACACAGGGAAGATTACAACACCCTCTGGACGTGAGTTTTCTTTTCCTGATGTAGTTAGGAAGCCAAGTGGACGCATATCACACTTCACACAGATCAAGAACTATCCTGTGCAGTCTTTTGCTACAGCAGATATTGTACCAATTGCACTGATACACATTGATAAACTGCTTGACAGCATGCAATCCTGTGTGGTAAATACAGTACACGATTCGATTGTTATTGACGTTCACCCCGATGAAGAGAGGGCAGTCATAGAAGCAATCAATACTACTAACAGGGAGTTACCTAATTTGATTACAACACGATGGGGGATAAACTTTAATGTACCCCTGCTATTAGAATCAAAAATAGGTTCAAACTGGCTTGACACTAAAGACGTAGCGTGATATAACTATGCACTATTCTATGAAAAGGAGAAACTGAATGACACAAATTATGACTATCAATACTGCTGACTATGCAGCAATGGCTAAACTGATGGGAACAGCGCACGAAAAGACTACCTCATCTTCTAGTTCACTAGCACGGCTACGCATTAACCATACTCCCATCATGGGGCCAGCGGAGGTTAATGGTAAGACTGTCAATGTTGAAGTAGTTGAGGGTGGAGCCTACAAGCTGGATATCCCTGATGGCCCAACCTACTATGCATCTTCTGTGAAGATACGCCCGTTTATGCAACGCTTTATGCACAAGCGTTTTATTCAGGGGGATGCAAAGAGTCCTAATCGGTACGTCAAAACAGTGATGTCCGATAACCTTGATAATGATCTGAAGGACAATGCAGGTACATTTAACTGTGGTAAGTCTTCGGGTTTTATTAAGGACTGGAATGCTCTACCAAAAGAAACACAAGACCTTCTGCGTTCTATTAAACGTGTACGGGCTGTGTTTGGCAAGGTAGAGATGATCAATCCAACTGATGAACGAGGTAATGCTGTTGAATTACCAACAACACCATTCATCTGGGAGATTGATAACAAAGACGCCTTCAAAGAAATTGGTGGGTGTTTTACTGCTCTCGCAAAGCAGCAACGGCTTCCCATCTTTCACATCATCACTGCTAATACCAGTGAGCGTAAAATCCCTACTGGTGCATCCTACTACGTACCAGTGGCTTCACTAGATACTAGCGTGTCTATTGATCCAGAGCCAGAAGACAATGAACTGCTGGCTGACTTTATGTCTTGGGTGGATAATTACAATAATTATATCATCAAGGACTGGGATGAAAAGCGTAGTGTAAAGATGGAAGAGGATGATGTAGAGGTTGTCGATGATATTGTTGATATCGAACTTGACGATGAAGAGGTAGCATAATGCATCATCCTGCCGAACTATCCCTGTACAAGTACATGGAAGATGCTGTACATGGTAAAACGGAAATGTCTGACGCCACCATTAAACAGGTGGCCGACGACATCTCTGAAGCACTACGTAAGCAGTTTGGCAGTGGTAAAAAGAGGGGCGACTTCAAGTTGCGTATGTCTAATGTGGGTCGCCCCACTTGCCAACTCTGGTACGACAAGAACAAGCCAGAGGTAGCACGTCCACTACCAAATACATTTGTAATGAACATGATGCTTGGCGATATCGTAGAGGCAGTGTTCAAAGGGCTGTTAAAGGAAGCAGGAGTTAAGTATGAAGACCCTGAACATGTTACACTTGAATTGGATGGCGCATCCGTTAACGGAACATATGATATTGTTATTGACGGTGCTGTTGATGATGTTAAGTCGGCTTCCGACTGGTCCTATCGAAACAAGTTTGAGTCGTATGAAAAACTTGCTGCTGGAGATGGGTTTGGTTATGTAAGTCAACTTGCAGGTTATGCCAAGGCTTCTGGAAAGAAGGTTGGTGGCTGGTGGGTTGTCAACAAAGCTAACGGAAACTTTAAGTATGTACCAGCATCAGGGCTTGACTTAGACACAGAAATAGCTAAGATACAAAAGACAGCAGACACAGTAAAGGAGAACAAATTTGAAAGATGCTATCAACCAGTACCAGAGAAGTTTAGAGGTAAGGAGACGGGTAACAAGGTTCTTAATGATGGGTGTAGGTTTTGCGCTTATCGTTTTGATTGTTGGAATGATCTAACCGAAAGAAACTCTGTGATGTCACAGGCCAAAGTGCCGCCGACTGTATCTTATATTGGAGATGTAGTTGTACCATAAAGCATGGAGAGCAGCACGTAAGTATGGGTATCGTAGTGGGCTAGAGTTAACCATAGCAGAAAAATTGAAGGCAGAAAAAGTATCGTTCAGATACGAGGCCATCAAAATTGAATGGGAAGACCTAGCCTACCGTACCTATACTCCCGACTACATTCTAAAGAACGGTATCATAATTGAAGTCAAGGGTAGGTTTGTTACAGCCGATAGACGCAAGCACATAGAAATAAAAAAGCAACACCCCGAACTTGATATCCGATTTGTTTTTGAGAATAGTAGAAATAAGATACGTAAGGGAGCAAAAACAACTTACGCCGACTGGTGTATTAAGAATGGATTCAGATACTATGATCGTATCGTACCAGAAGATTGGGTAAAAGAAAAAGGCAAGGACAAACATCCTGACTTTATCAAGCATCCAAACTCAACAGTAAAAAGGAGAATAAAGAAATGAGTAGAGAAGAAATAATTGAAAGCATCAGCGACGAAGACTTTCTCATACGAATCCGTCCTTTTGCTGATGAGAATGGAGAGTGGAGTGGAGAGATTGACATATCCATTATGGCCTTGCCAGACAATCCCCTGTCGGATGAAGACTATGGCAGCATTATGCACTTTACTAAAATGATGTGTGCTACCGTTCCAGTTATGGAACAAGAAGAAAGTATACGAAACATCATACACGAGTATGTGCTTAAAGTTATTGACAACGAGATGGAGATTGATGTAGAACTAGAGGAAGAGATGGGCGTAGAGAAAACATATGATGGTAATGTTGTTCATCTTACATTCAACACTAAGACAGGGGGTACTGCATGAGACATGAAGAGTACATGAAACAGAAACTAGAAAAGGACGAGGAGCAACTTATGGATGACTTTTACATGAAGAAGACAGATATGGTGAACAGCCCACCCCACTATAATCAAACGGGTATTGAGTGTATTCATGCTATTTCTGCTGCTACAAATACAGGGTTTAAGTATTACTTACAGGGTAATATACTGAAGTATCTTTGGAGATTTGACTACAAGGATAAGCCTCTGGAAGATTTACAAAAAGCTAAATGGTATTTAGATAAGTTGATTGAAGAGGTGATGGCAAATGGTGAGAGTTAAACTATTCATCA